AACATATGCCCACGTATAACAACAAACAATACCTTCCCCCCTTTTCACCAAGCATCATTATACGACCTGATAAATTTATTCGCAAGTTGACAAAATCAAATCTGCGTTCAACTGCTCAAAATAAAAATCCCGTGCAGCATCAAAAGTGCGTGTAACTAAATTTATTTGTGGTACACTATTTATACAAATAAAATATTGGAGGAATATGTATGTACGAAAAATATTCAAGACAAGCACTACCAACAAAAGAGTATCGTGCTTTGCTAGGAAGTGCCCTATGCGTTTTTAATTCTAACAACGCTTTTATCATTGAAAATATCTTGCGAAATGACGAAGATAAAAAATACAACTGGTATAAACTAATTGATTTAGAGTCTGGCAAACTACACTCGTTTATAAAAGAAATTATTGCAGATTCGAAAATAGCTGATTTGTTTATTAACATTGTAGATATGCGTAACCGAATAATACACAGCTTCCAGATAACAGATATACACGATAACAAGCAAAAACTAGCTACAAAAACTAAAGCACCTGAAAATAAACAGTTTATTATTACAGAAGATTATCTTATGGAATTCATCGAACTCAACGAAATCCTCAGTAGCCTTCTTCACGATTTAAGAGGTTATTAACTAAAAGCCTGACTACTACACTAAGTAATAGTCAGGCTTTTTGATTTTTTACTGTCTTAGCACTTCACAATACACGAGTTCATTTCTTATTGTCTAATTTTGGGTTTAGTGCAATCTCCGTTTTTTTATTTATCAATAACTTTGGCGATCACGAACCCAACAGCCGTACCCCAACCACTATTTTGAATATCTCGACGCCGCTGCACCTTCTGCTGGTGTTTGATTTGCTCGCTCAATTTCTGCAAGGATCTGTTCTGCTCGCTGATGAGCAGCTTTGCTTCGTTCGAGTATTTCTCGGCAGCTTCTAATCGTTTCTGCATTCTGTCGTGCGATACCCTCAGCCCGTTCAGCGTCGCGATTAGCTCCGGCGAGCTCTGCTCCAGCAGCTGTAAGTTCGTCTCGAACTCCGTCAAGCGCTGCCCCTGCTCGCTGATTATCGTCTTGAGCTCGTTGTACTGTGCCCTGGATATCGTTATCGTTTCCGGCGCTTCCACCGCCGAAACTTCCGCGGCCGAACAAGTAGACAAAAATGCCGAAAAATACCAATACAATAACGAAAATGCCAATATTGCGATCATTATTGCTTTGTTTTTCCTGTTCATTCAAGGTGCTCCTCCCTCCTTATGTACAGTTTTTTCCCAAAAGGTTCATAATGTTTTTCATATGCGCTAATTTTCTAAAATCTGTTCTTTAAAACAGCTCTTTAATATATCCGATCAATTTATCCACGCCGGCAATGGCCAAAATCCCAATGCAAATATAAAGAAATGTCCGGCCATGTTTCCCCAGCTTCTGGATCAGCGTGCGATCCAATTCTTTAATTTTTTCAATTTCATCGGAATACTCATCTAAAGCTGCATTTATTTTATCCTTCAGCTCTGCACGTTCTTCGTCGCGAAGTAATTTAACGTCAGCCTTCAGCTGACGAATTGCTGCTTTTAATGCCAATATATCCTGTTCCACTTTTTCTTTATTAGTCATTTTGATACACTCCTTTATTTTTTATTCAATCGGAATTCCCATAGTTTTAAACCAGTTGGCCAAACCTCGCAAAACATCACCGCCTGGTTGCATTTTTTCTTTTGTACCCGGATCATCGATATACCATAAGTCCCAACGCGTTTCTGGATCTCCGCTGTACGGTCCATAACCATCCAGCAGCGCAGCCTCGCAGTGGGTCATAATACAGTTTTTATCAATAGGTAGCACCAGCTCCCGGCTTAATACCGCAATAACCTCGGCCATTGCGGTTATCTGTTCCGGAGTAGGCGGATACGAGCCAAAATCAGCGTTATAGCCATTATTGGCAGTAGCGCCAAGACCACAACACAATGCAATGCCGATAGCTCCAGTATTTCGGTGCCAGGTATGCGTCCTGAGTTCCGTCAAGTCATCACACTCAATTTCGATACGGCCATCTCCCAAAATGCAAATATGATAGTCAGCTCGTTCTATATGGTTTGTAATATGTTGGCCAGCAGTCCAATGCAGATAAATCATTTTGATTTTCCCCCTGGCAGCTCTGGCCAAAGCCTGCAAATTATTATAGGTCTTATTATTCATGCTTATCCTTCCTTTCTTCTTCCCAGATGTCCGGTTCGCCGTTTTCATTTTTATCAACAAACGCCCGGCCGACAAATCCTGCTGCAGTAATAAGTCCACCACAAACTACAGTCACCAAAAACAGCCGCATTTCCGGCGTGTCTGCAGACTGAGTACGATACCAGTTATAAAACCAGCCGGCATTATATGCAATTACCTCAAATATGACTATAATCGCAAATGTCCATACAACGACCATGCTGCCTTTTGTCGGTGCTCGGCCAAATGTTTTTTGAATAAATCCTCGTATTTTTTCCAGCATATTTTCACTCCTTTAGCGGCAGCTCACGACAACGATTGTACAATTCCGTTCCGGTACCATTACCGCCGAGCCGATGATAATTTTCGTACAGATGTTCCAGGTTTTTCAGCTCTTCTGTACTAATCCTTTTTTCGGCAATGTAATTCTGGCAGGCCTGGAATAAGCGATCATACAATATGGCCAACAGGGCCTTTTCATACAAATTTTGCTTGATGACCATTGTCGCCACAGCTACCCATAGCTTATTACACAATCTGGCAACGATAAAAACCAATAACGAATATAACGCCGGCTGCCAATAACTGTTTATAAATTCCTGCATTTTATCCCCCTTGTTATAATGCTCCTATAAGGAGCTGATTTTTTATGATCTTAAAAAAACGAAAAACCAAAGGTCGAAGGCTGCCTAACGGACTTGGCAGCATCACAAAACGCTCAGACTGTAATCGGTCACATCCATACCTGGTCCGCGTCAAAGTTAACGGGAAATTAAAATCAATAGGCGACGCCGCAACCTATGAGCAAGGCCTTGAAATGTTACTGCAGTATCGCGACGATCCGTCACTGTTTGTTGATACAGTTACCAGTTTCAGCGACGTTTATGTACTAATGAGAACCGAACGCTTCCGGAAGCTGGCCAAAACCACGCAAATCAATTATGAATCAGCGTACAAGCATTGCAAACGTCTCTACAACAGGAAATTTGCTGAGCTAAAGGCAGCCGATCTGCAGGCCGTGATTTCTGATGTCCGGAATGCCGGTGCCGGATATGCGATGCAGAAGAAAGTAAGACAGATTCTACATCATATGTACAGCTATGCACTAAAATACGATATCATCACGCTGGCTGGCGACTATAGTCGATATATAGACATCGACCAACGCAAACCAAAGTACCCCAAAAAGCCATTCAACACACGACAGATCAACCGTGTAAAAAAACTCGGCGATAAATGGGCCATGACAGTATTAATGATGATCTACTCCGGAGTTCGCACCGGTGAAATGTTATCGATCGCAAAAAACGATGTAAAACTGCGCCAACGTTATTTCATCGTCCGTGAGAGCAAAACGGCTGCTGGCCGAAATCGTGCTGTACCTATCAGCAAGAAAACACTCCCCTATTTTGAATTTTGGATGCAGCAGCCAGGTAAATATATCATTACAGACGATTATGGTAATCAACTCTCATACCACCAATACCGAGCGCGCTTTGATGCTGTAATGACAGCCAGTCGCTGCAAGCATACACCGCATGAATGCCGCCATACCTGTGCTACCATGCTCGACAATGCCGGTGCCAACGATACGGCGATCAAACGTATACTCGGACACGCCTCGCAAGGCGTTACAAAAGGCGTCTACACCCATAAAGCCATCCACGAATTAAAAAAAGCAATCGACCTGATTTAAGGCTAGAACTGGTACACTTTCGGAACATAATCTACTATGTACTAATACCATGCAGCCACAGCAGTTATGCATTACAGCCGGTACACTATCAGTACACTTTGCAACAGGTCCTAATGATAATATCAAAACCCGCTCCCAGCAACGTTTACTCTTGTTTTTCTGTGCTTTCAGTTACTGATTTATCTTTGATTTCCGTTTCAGTTACCGGTTCGGACCTAATGCAGTTCACATTAGTACACAAGCCATTTTCAGCCATTTTATGACCACATAAGAAACAACGTTTTTTAATCATTCTATTGCACCTCTTTTCGTTGTATATTCTTCTACTAGAGCAGCCTTTTCTTCCATCAGTTCTGCTTTTAAGGCTTCGTTATTTTCTGCTACGGCCAAGATTATCTGATTATTGATTTCGTCAAACTGAGCCTCATATTCTGCGTCTAAGACCGCAAGTTTCTCTGCCGCTGTAGGTACATATGGCGGCTGCTCGATGTATTCGCCGGTAGTCATATCCCTTATGTACATCTTACCGTCCGGAGAGTTGCCGGACAGCAGCAGATATTCAGCATATGTCACCTCAATGTAATCTGCAGGGTTAAACGGAATATAGGTACCATCTTCAGCAATGGAATCAGCCAATATTTCTTCTGTATAGCCAGTAGTAACTTCAACCTGTTCATATTGGCCAGTTGGAATACGCTGTTCTGGTACCAATATAGTACCCTGCTCTGGATCATCCTCATAATGTGCCGGTATAACTCGAAGGATCTCTTCACCGTTTCGGAGCTCAATAATTGGCTGTGGCGGTATGATATATAAATTGGCATCCTCAATACGAGTATCGGCACGTGTGCCGTCTTCGGCAAATTTTATAAAAATACGTGCATCTTTTGCATTTTTTGGCATTTTTTCACAACCTTTCTATTTTATTTACAGTGGGGATTTATTGCTAGAAACGCTAATACTACTTTCACGTTTCCAATAATGTTTACAACTCTTTATGCAGCCATGAGAACAGCTTATGGTGTAAGTGGAAGAGACCCATCTTGGGATGAAATAGCTATTCCTAGCGCCACTGTAAAACAGATTAATTTAGGTAGCTGCTATTGGGCGTCTTATGTTATTGCAATCGGTATCTAAACAGTGGGGAAAGCCGACAGTACGTGGAAATAATATATTTCCTATACCTTTCCCTAACAGTGCATTAGCAATAACGTCTGCCGGCATTGGCGGTTGGCATACAGTGGATGTAAGCATCGTTAATAATAACAGTTATAGTGTGCTCGGTTGGGCAACAGATTCACCTAGTGCCGCACGAACTTCATTACCAAATGTTATTGCTATTGGATTCTAAAGCTACAGTGGGGATATTGTTCATCACGTACAGCAACATTTCCAATTCCGTTTCCAACTGCGGCACTATTCATTGTTGCCGTACCAAAAACTACAAGCACGTCAGCTACGGCAACTGGAGCAGAATATTTAGGCACTACCAGTGTTAATTTATACCTTCATGGAACTTCGGGCTGGTATTTCGTTGGCGGCCATTGAACAGTGGGGATTTACTGTTTTTGATCCAGTCTATTATAAGAATGTTAATTTCACTTTGCCACTTTCAGTAAACGGTACATTCTGTGCTTTTTCTACAGGATATGATGCAAAAGGATCAACATTTTTATGGCATTCAATGAGCCACTTTAATAATGTCAATGTTGGGGTTACAATGATACCGACGGTTACGGTGAAAACGTAGGCGTAACTCAGGTTACAACAACTTCGATACGTGTTTCGATTACGAGAGGTCGTTATCTGTCCTATTGCACAATAGGGTTTTAAGACACAGTGGGGAATGATCTCAAACAATAAAGCTGTATTTCCTATTGCTTTTACAGCTTTCTGTAGTGCGGCAACGCTATTTATCAGAGGAAGCGGAACTGGTACATGGTATGGAGACAATGCAAATGTAACATTGACTGGACTGTCTTGCATAACTCCAGACTATGTATTA